ACATTCATCAAAAGCACATTACGGATTTGACAAAGAACTAGGAATGACTGAAGCAGAAATATTTGCTAAGGTAACTCCAAGAAAAATAAGAAGAAAATATATTATAAAGGATTAACAAATGGCAAATTTTTCAACAGACGCAGATTTACAAATATACCAACCTGATATTTTAGGTTTTGGTATATCGTCATTCACAACTCCAAATGATTATCACGCATTAGCTAGAGCTGATATAGAAAGAGATTTAAGAATTAAATGGTACCCAGTTTATGTTAAGCAAACTTATAGAGATATATCTTTACTTAATACAACAGAAATGAACGGAACATTATTAACTGATGCTCAATTTAAAAGACTATCTGTTTATAAAGTAATTGGTTCTTATGCTTGTCCACAACTTACAAAATATAATTCAAATGATAACTTAGATAGATTTCAGGTTATGATGAAACATTATCAACAAATGTATGCAGATGAATTTGATTCTATTTTAAAAGATGGAGTTGAATATGATGCAGATGATTCTAATACAGTTAAAGATGCTGAGAAAGCACCTTACCATAGACTTCAACTTATAAGATGATAACTATTGAAAGTAACGTCTTACAAGTTGCTAGAAATTTTGAACAACAAATAAGAGAACAACCAAATATAGTTAAGACTGCATTAGGACGAACAGCTGAGTTTTTAATGTTTTTAATTAAACAAAGAACAGCGAGAGGAAGTGATTATCAAGGAAATTCTTTTGTTAAATATACTCCTGAATATGCTAGAGTTCGTAAAGCAAAAGGATTACCAACTACTCCTGATTTATTCTTTAAGGGTAATATGATGTCAGGAATGACTCAACGTTCTTCACCTACACAAGCACAAATTACATTTTCTTCAGTTAGAGAAAATTCTAAAGCATTATGGAATCAAAAAACTAGAAAATTCTTTGCAATAGGAGATAAAGAAGCTCCATTACTTAAAAATAAATTTATGGACGAATATAATAGGTTAATGAAAATATGAGCAAACGAGAAGATATAGCAAGTAATATTATTTCAACTATTACAACTGGTACATCTCCTATAACTTTAAAGAAAGTTACTAGAGAACCTTTTAATGTAGATGAATTATCTGAACAACAATACCCAGCTTGTTTTTTACAAAGTGGAATTGAAAATAGATCAGATGAAACAATGACATCAAGCACTATAACAAGACAAGCAACTGTTGATTATGTAATTGTTGGTTTTGTTAAAGGAACTACATCAAACATTGATACAAAAAGAAATGAATTAATTTCTACGATTGAAACTAGGCTAGATTCTGATAGAACACGAGGTGGGTACGCAAAACAAACTCAAATAGTAGAAGTTACTACTGATGAGGGAGTCTTGTTTCCAATAGGTGGTATCAGAATGGTGGTGCGAGTTATGTATCAATACACTTCTGGCACACCTTAATATAAACAAACAAGGAGAATAAAAAATGGCAACTCATACTGGTTCAGAAGGACTTATAAAAGTCGGAACTGACACTGTTGGAGAACTTAGATCATTCAGTTTAGAAACAACTGGAGATACTATTGAGACTTCTAACATGGGAACAACTGCAAGAACTTACAAAGCTGGATTAACAGCTTGGTCAGGTACTGCATCTTTATTTTGGGACGAAACTGATGCTGGTCAAACTGCATTAGCATTAGGAACTGAAATAGTAATTAAAGTTTACCCTGAAGGTGCTACAGCTGGTGATAAATATTATACTGGTTCTGCAATCGTAACAGCTAAATCTGTATCTGCATCTTTTGATGGTCTAGTAGAATCTTCTATTAGCTTTCAAGGAACAGGTGCTTTAAGCTTTAGTACAGCAACATAATTAATTAATTAGAAAAGGAAGATATATGGCAGTAATAGATAGAGTGAAGGCACAGTTTGAATCTTTAGGAGTAAAAAAGATTGAGGTAGCTGAATGGGGCGAGGAAGGCAAACCTTTAATAATATATTGCTCACCATTTACACTTGGTGAAAAAAGAAACCTATTCAAAGGTGCTAAGAATGATGATCTAGGAGTATTAGTAGATGCTATCGTTCTTAAAGCTAAAGACGGAGAAGGAAATAAAATATTTAAGCTAGATGACAAGCTAACATTATTGAATAATGCTGATGCAAATGTTATAGCTAGAGTATCAACAGAAATGTTGAATGGTGTTTCTTACGAGGACGCAGAAAAAAAGTAAGATTTGACCCTGAGTTATATACCATACTTGCTCTTGGTCACGAATTGAAAAAAAGTATGGAAGAAGTTCTCTTGATGACTCAGGAAGAATTTTATTATTGGATAGGGTATTTTAAAGTGAAGGCAGATAAAGAGAAATTAAATTATGGCAGATCAGCAACTAAACATAACTCTAAACGCAATAGATAATACCAAGAAGGCACTTACTGATTTACAAAATAATTTAAGGGGAATAGATAAAGAAACCAAAACCACAACAGCAAGTTTTTTTACTTTTAGAACTGCTTTAATAGCAACTGCTGGTGTTGCTTTAGTTGCACTTTCAAATAAAATTATTGACGCAACAAGAGAATTTCAAGATTTAAGAGCAAACTTAATAAGTGCCACAGGTTCAATTAAAGATGGTGGTGATTCCTTTAATTATTTAAAAAATTACGCAAACAAAAGTATATTTAGTGTTTCAGAACTAACTGGTGCTTTCTTAACACTTTATCAAAATGGTGTTATTCCTACTGAAGAAACTTTAAAAATTTTAGTTACTACTGCTGAACGATCAACAAATAAAATTGAAACATTAACTCATTTAGTAAATTTATTTTCAAAAGGTTCACAAGAAGCTGGAATAGGACAACAAGCATTAGGAGTGTTACTAAAAAACAATATTCCAGTATTTGACATATTAAAAGCTCAATTTGGTGGAACAACTAAAAATATTATTTCAATGTTTGATAATGCTGAACTTGCAAAAGAAGCATTAGATGCACTTTTAGAAGGATTAAAAGAAAGAGCAAATAGATCAGGAGATGCAACAGACAATCTTTCTTTTAAAATGAGTCTTTTTAACAAAACAATAAAAAACACCTTAGCTACTTTTGGTGAAACACAAGCATTTAATTATTTTTTTGATACGCTTACAAAAGGATTTGAACAAAATAAACCATTATTAGAATTTTTAGGTAATTTGTTAATAGGAATAGTTAATCTTGTAACATTTATACTTAGCACAGCGAGTACGGCAATGTTTGAATTTTTTGATATATTTAAAAATTACTTAAAACCAGTAACTGATATGGCAGATACTATTTACCAAAAATTAACACCTGCTTTTACTTGGTTAGCTGAAGAAATGAAAAAAGCATCTAATGCTTGGAAATTTTTAAAAAATTTACAAAATGTTCAATCTGGTAACAAAAGTGGAGAAGAATCAAGTGCAACTATGAAAAAGAGTGACAATAGTTCACTTACAGAGGCAAAAAAACAAATTGACCCCACGCAATTAGAAAAAATATTCGCAACCACAAGAATAGCATTAAGAAATGTAATATCAGAATTTAATAATCTCGGAGATATAATATCTAAAGGACTCATTGGTGGAATTAAAGATTTTTCAAAAGCTATTGCAGAATCAATAGTTCTTGGTAAAAGTTTACAAACGTCATTTGCAGATATAGCAAGAAGTATACTTGTTAAAATAATATCTGGGTTAATAGAAGAACAATTAATTAAACTCGCTTTGTTGGCTTTAGACGAAATAGGAAATTTACTAGGTCTTAGAAAACTTAAAATTATTAAAGATCAAAATACAGCATTAAAAGAAAGATATGAATTAGAAGGTAAAGGAACAGCAGTATCAAATGAAGAATTAGCAAAAAAACAATTAGGAAGTATATTTGATGAGTTGTGGGAAAAATTAAAAATGAGTTTTGATGATATATATAACTCTATATCAGAAATTTTTGGTTCAATAAGCGATTACAGTTCACAAATATTTAGTGATATTGGAAGTAGCTTAATGGATATTCTAGGAAATCTAGGTTCTAGTGTTGGAGATATATTTAATTCAATAGGTGGTTCTTTAGGAGACATACTTGGAAGTGTAGGAAATATGTTTGGTGGTGGTGGAGATGGTGGCTTTGATATGGGAACTTTATTTGATATTGGAATGATGATCTTTGGTGCCGCAGAAGGTGGTGCTTTAAATGCTGGGCAACCTTATATGGTAGGAGAACGTGGTAGAGAATTATTTATACCAAATCAAAATGGTACAATGATACCTAATCACGATTTAGGAACTACTGGTTCAACAAGTATTAATTTTACAATAAATGCAACAGATGTTAGAGGAGTACAAGAGTTATTAATTAACAATAGAGCAACGATTACAAATTTAGTTAATCAAGCACTTAACGCAAGAGGTAAATCTAATTTAGTATGAGTGGAACATTTCCTGCAAGTCCAGTAGCTAGTTCAGCATCAATATCTTCACAACAGAATACTATTGTTTCAACAACAACTTCTGGCAGAAGACAAGCAAGACAAATTGATGGACAAAGATTTAGAATGACTATTAGTTTTCCACCTATGAGCAGAGCAGAATTTTCTCCAATAAATGCTTTCATAATAAAACAAAGATCACAATTAGAAACATTTACATACGCACCACCTACTATATCTTCACCTTTAGGTGTTGCTTCAGGAGTTATTAGAGTTAATGGTGCTATTCTTGCAGGAGTTACTTCAGTAGCAATAGATGGAATGGCAAACAGCACTTCAGGAGTATTTAAAGCAGGTGATTATTTTAGATTTACTGGTCAAACAAAAGTTTATATGGTTATGGCAGATGTATCATCTAATGGTTCTGGTCAAGGAACATTAACCTTTGAACCACCATTAAGAACTGGTGTATCTGACAATGCGATTTTAATTTATTCTAGTGTTGATTTTACTTTAGGACTTATTGCAGACGTTCAAGAATTTAATATAGGTACAGAAAATTTATTTCAATATCAGCTTGACGTTATAGAGGTACTATAATGGCAAGGTCATTATCAGCAGATTTAATAACTGAACTTGCAACAGATAAACTTAATCCAGTTGATTTAATATATATTGGAGTAAGCACAGGATATTATTTTACAGATCATTATAAAGATATATCTTATGATGGAAATAATTACGCATCATCTTCATTACTCTTAGGAGTATCAGACGCATCAGAAACTTCCGAAGTGTCAGTTAATGACTTGGTTATAAAATTTACTGGTGCAGATCAAACAATAATAAGTTTATTTTTAGATAATGACTATATGAATAAACAAGCATTTGTTTACAGGGCATTTTTAGATTCAAGCCAAGCAGTAATATCTAGCCCATTTCTTTTATTTGATGGAAGAATAGAAAATTTTAATATCACAGAAACAGATAATACTTCTGAAGTTGCAATTTCAATAGCATCTCATTGGGCAGATTTTGATAAGATTGCTGGAAGAAAAACAAATACTAATTCACAAAAATTATATTTCTCTACTGATAAAGGTTTTGATTACGCATCACAATCAGTTAAAGAAATTAAATGGGGAAGGGCATGAATGACTTTTACCGAATTATATCGGTGTATAGACATTTTGAAAAATATAACAAATATACTTATGGACAAATCGCTAATCATATTTTGCCTTCTTATAATCTTGGACAATATCAGATTCATAGAGATAAAGATGAAATTATTGGTTATACAAATTGGGCATTGATTAACGATATAGTAGAACATAAATTTATGAAAAGTGGTCAATTAAAATCTAATGAATGGAATTGTGGAAACAATCTTTGGCATATTGAAACATTAGCTAAAAGAAACCTAAAAGAAATTATGTCTTGGACTAAAGATCATTTCACAAACTTATATGGAGTAGACAAACCAATTAAATGGATAAGAGTTAAAGAAGATAAGATTGTTAAACATCAAATGAGACTAACTAAACCAAGCTGGAATTTAGGTGGGAGATTAAATGGGTAGTATATTCAAATCAGTTACAAAAATATTTAGCACTATAACTTCTATAGTATCAACAGCATTAAGCTGGTTACAACCTTCTAAACCTAAATCACCTTCTTTTAATTCTAATTTTGAATCAGCACAAGGTGTACTTGTTAATAAAGATTCTAATGACGCAAATATACCAATAGTTTATGGTACAAGACAAGTTGGTATATCAAGAGTATTTGTTGAAAGTTCAGGTGATGCAAATAAATATCTTTATGTAGCTGGAGTCCTTTGCGAAGGTGGAGATGCAGGAATAGAATCTATTGATGCAATTTATATAGATGATAAATTAGTAACTTGGGAAGGTGCTTTAACTGATGGAACTATTAGATCGGTTGCTTCATCAGATACAAATTTTTATAAATCTATACCAAATCAAGTTAATAATTATTTAGCTGGAGTTTTTGTTTCTGTACCAGCAAATACATCAACACCATTAATAAATGTACAATGTTTTTATGGTAAAGACAATCAAACAGTTTCAACATTATTAGATGAAAGTACAAACTGGGATTCTAATTACAAACTATCTGGTGTTGCTTATGTTGCTTTAAGATTTTTATGGAATCAAGATGCTTTTAATGGATTGCCAGATGTTAAAGTAACTCTTAAAGGAAAAAAAATTTATGACCCAAGATTAGATTCTACTAAAGGTGGTTCAGGTTCACATAGAGAATCAACTTCTTCTACTTGGGCTTACTCTAATAATTCATCTTTAATTCTTTTAGACTATTTAAGAAATAGCAGATATGGAAAAGGATTACCTACTTCTGCCTTTGAAACTAATTATGATTCATTTAAAAGTTCAGCAAATACTTGCGACACACAAGTAACTCCCTATACAACTGGAACAGCAATAAATTTATTAACAACAAATGCAGTATTAGATTCATCACAAAAAGTAATAGACAATGTAAAAGAATTACTAACTCCAATGAAAGCAATATTTACTTATACACAAGGTAAATACAAATTAATTATAGAAGATTCTGGTGTATCAGTTTTAAGTTTAAATAAAGATAATATTATTGGTGGTATTAAAATTCTTGGAGAAAAGAAAAACTCTAAATACAATAGAGTTATAGGAACATTCTGTAATCCAAATAAGAACTGGCAAAATGATACAGTATCTTTTCCACCCTTTGATGATTCAGCTTTAGATGTAGCTGACCAACACGCAACAATGTTATCTGCTGATAATTCTATTTTACTAGAAGGTAGATTTGATTTTAAACACATTACAAATCCTTATCAAGCTGAAGAACTTTGTGAGATTATATTAAGACGTTCAAGAAATGCTTTAGGTGTTGAATTAAGATGTACTTCAGAAGCATTAAATGTGACGATTGGAGACATTGTAGATTTAACTTATGTAACTGGTGGATTTAGTGCAAAACCATTTAGAGTAATGGGGTTGTCAATTAATTCTGATTCAACAGTTTCATTACAATTAGTAGAACATCAAGATAATTTCTACACTTGGTCTAGCAAGGCACAAGCACCAACAATAGCTGATACTACTTTACCAAATCCTAATAGTGTATCTGCACCTGCTTCAGTTACTTTGGACGATCAACTAATTCAGTATTCAGACGGAGTAGTTATAACTGCTATGGACGTAACAATCGGTGCTTCACCAGATTCGTTTGTAGATTATTACCAAGTTGAATACAAATTAAGCACAGAAACAGATTATTTAATAGCTGGACAAGGCAAAGGATTAAACCAAAGAATATTAAACGTAATAGATGGTTCAACTTATAACGTAAGAGTAAAAGCATTTAATACTTTAGGAGTGTCTTCTAGCTATACTACTGCATCAAGAGAAATAGTCGGTGGAACTTTACCACCAGCAGATGTAGAAGATTTTTCTTGTAACGTAATTGGTAATTCTATTTTCTTAAACTGGTCGCAAATACCAGATT